CCTCGGTGGCTCCCTGCTTGCGCGCGCAAGCAAAGGATTCTCTGGATGAAAGAAGGAGTTACCGTGAGAACAATCGAGCGCGTGTTCGGGTGCGGGTTACTGTAGTTTATGTGGAGCCATGCCCACGACCAACACAGTAGTTGCCAACGCACTGAATGTCTGTAATGGCTCCGCTGAGAAGCAATCGACGATGTGGTGGGCTATTCAGCCACCAGCGTCGTGCATCAGTCTCAGTGGCTACTCCGCTGCTGTAATAGATAACCTCAGCACCTCGCCATGAGGAGTCATGCCGGAAGATTCGGCTGGAGTTCATTCGCTTGGCATAGTCATAAGCTGATGACTGGGCATAGCTTTCATTGGCGATGAACAGAGATAGAAGCACAAACAGAATCGAAACAGGTTTCATAAAACCCTCCATGTGGTGAAACAAAAACACTACTGGTTTTATAACCGATGCGCATAAAAAAACCCACCCCATCTGGCGAGTGAAGGGGTGGGTCGGTCGAAAGGAGAGCGTGGGTTTTTCAAGTTCTTGGTTGCAAGTATTGTAACTAACAAGAACCAGTTGTCAACTAGCTCGCGGTGGTGATGGTGATGGCGTCATGGACTGTGCAGAATCCATAGGCAAACCAGTTGGTTCCATCACAGAAGAAATCAACACGATCACCGGCTACTGCCTTTGCGTCAACAAAAGTAATAGTGTCAGCACCACTGGTTTCAAAGTCAGCGTCATTGGCAGCGTTGACATCCGATGTGTAGATGCTTCCCTTTATGATGTTGGCACTGGATGCTGTGACAATTGTGTAGCTGGCTCCTGATGGTGCGCCAGTAACGATAAACCGGAAGTGCAAGCCCAATGCTGGTGCTGGTAAAGTGCTTACAAACTCGGTTGCTGAATTGAGAAAGAATGTTTTGCCATTCTCAGACGCAGCAATGACATTGGTTGCTGTGACATTCTCAGCATTGGTTAAATGAGCAACAGGCCCATTTGCTGGATTGAGAATGACCGTACCAGTGCTGTTTTGAATCTCAGCGCCGCTACGAAGACGGATGTAATCAGAGATGTTAGCACGACGAAACTTAGCCATGATAGGAACCCTTGTGGAGTGAAAGAAACCCGGTTAAACATCGGGAGAAACACAATACAGGTCTTTGCGGGTTCCATTGTGTTTCTGGAAGAAAACCATCAGCAGGGAGCCTGTCAGCCGCCCGAATACCAATCAGACTTCCCTGCCGATGGAAAGCGAACGCTACTTGCCTCGGGCTTTGGCAACAGCGCCTTTGCGGGCTATGGCAGAGCGTTCGCGTGGTGTCAAGGCTTTAGCTCGGGCTTTGCCTCCAGCCTTGTTTCCGAGTTTACCCAAAGCTACAGCATTGGGATTACGGTTAGCACCCTTTTTACGATGATTGGTCATGTATCACCTTTCGATTTGGTGTAATTGATTAGCCACCAGAGAATCGTTCTCGGCGTGTATCACGAATGAGTTGTCTTCGCTTACCTTCTTTAGAACGGAGCATCCCCAGCTTAATGTTTGTTGCTCTTTCTTCTCGTTGGTTCTTGTATTTCTTGCTGCCCAACTTTCGGCGCAGTTTGATTTGACTCTCCAGATGCTTTTCAAGGGCGCTGGATGCTTTTTCAGATAAAGCCTTTTGACCACGTTTGTTGATACGTTCTTTGGAAGTGGCAAGAGCTTTACGGGCTTCCTTGTACTTTCCTTCAGCAATCAGATTGTTGATCTTCTTACGATCACTATGGCCTTTACCCATTTTGTCCTCTTGTGTGATTATTGCTCTTTAACTGGATAGGGGAACAGGTGCGGGTACTTCTTGTGGAAATATGAATCATACCAACCATCAAACCACATTTTCCTATCTGTAGGTTTGGTAGTTACAGGTTTCTGCGGGCCATAGTATTTACGATGGTGAGGGCAATCGCTTGCCGGTATTCCATCCTCATGGGCAAATGCACCTTCAATGTAGGCTTCATGCTGGATGGTATTACAGGCCAATTGTCCCTTCTTGGCTGGCTTATCCATGACACCCTCATTTGCTCTTGCGGACATACTTTCCACGTTTGCTGATATAGGGCGTCAACCAGTGCAATGTTATACCATCAGGTACTAGGGTAACAAGATGTTTCTGGAATGAATCAGAACCATATACAATTACATCGGTTGTCCCAAGACTCTGCTGTATATGTTCCAGAGTCAATTTGATCATTCGCTTCTGCTGTTTGTCCATGGCTTTCTCACCACCCATTCGGACTTGCATCATGCAGATTGGCATGTGTTCCGGCAGGGTATCGAGAAGATAAGAACAATCGCGTTCTGTGTTTGCTGTTCTGAGATTGGGGATTACTTTGACTCCCAGTTCTTGCCAGTATCTTGCACACCAGCGGGAACGATAAACAGCCCATAGTCGCTCTGCAAATGGATGATCTTGGTAGACGCTGAAGTCTGGTTCGACAACAGCCATCCATTGTTCTTCTACCAGTCTCTCGGCCTGTTCTGTTGGGCTGTCATAGAGTTTGTTGATAATCCAATCTTCAGTGAAGAAGCCTAAGAACCCATGACCATTTTCATTGTCGTCTGGCCTAAGTTCCTTGTCGTCTGTTTTGAAGTCACGGGATGACTCACAATAGTACAACTGAGGTTCATGCTTTTCTCTGGAGAAGGTATCGAGAGGAAGACACTTGGTGTCAGTGTAAAGCATCTCGGGGAGAAGGTCTGGGATACCCCATTCGTTGCTCGATGGGAACAGAACGTCAGACTGAAGAACAGGGACAACAGCCTCACCTACGGCTATCTCATCCTCTTCTTCCTGCTGGAATTGTTCCATCAACTCCTTGATGTCCTTGGCTGGTTTAACCTTGGTGATGGTGGTTTTATCCTTTTCACCAGCCATTACCTTCTCGGCAAAGGATGCCACATCCTTGAACATCCCAAACTTGTCTAGGACGTTCTTGGTCTTCTTGCCCTTCTTGTTCAAGGAGTCTAATGTGGCTTGTGTCAGAGATGCCAGCGCAGAAGCGTTGACGGAGGCCATGGACGAGGTAGCGTCGATTCCAACGAGGAGTTCCCTCTCCTGTTCCTCAGTCCATGCCCCCACATCAACAGGGACGCTCTTATAGCCCTTCTCCAGAGCTAATTCAATCCGGCCATGTCCATTGACCAGTCGATTGGTTGTTGCGTTAAAAAGGATTGTCTGAGCCCAGCCAGCACTGGTGATTAGGGCGTCAACGTAGTTCTTCTGCCTGTCAGAGTGTTCCCGCCAATTGAGAGGATTCTTTCGATCCTTCAATTCGTGTGGGTCAACAGAATCAACCCTCACTGTCCTCGGCTGTCCGTCGATTACGGGCATACCGTTTTTTCTTAACTGTTCCACGACGATCTGGAACTGGCTCTTGGGCGTCTTGCTTGACTTCGATTGGGCGGAAGGCATGGTCATCCTGATGGGCTACAGGTAACAAGTTGCTTCTACTTGCTTGATGATTGATGGAATTGCTCATGGTCAGAAGAGATACAACCGTATCACTTAACTGAACAAACTTGGCTTTCAGTTCAACCATTTCCCGAAGGACTTGCTGGATGAATATAGTCTCAGGTGTCATGACCTTCATCCCTTCGTCATGGACACATTTGACCAGATTCATCTGCAAGTCTGGCGGAAGTGGAAGAACCTGAAAGCCTTGTTGTTTGGCTGGAACTGGAGGATCGACTGGAGCCTGCTGTTGGGGTTCAATCGTCTTGTCTGGTATCTGAGTGGCTGCGACAGAATGGTGTTTTTGCTTCAGATATTCCTGACGTACACGCATGAACTCTCTAAATTCATCCATGAAGTCGTTTCCAAGTTCCATTGCGGGTTCCTTTCACTAGAGGGATTAACGACAGAGTAGTCGTCGGATAAATCCTTTGACCCGAGTTGTAACGGGCTTTAAGACTTTCTGGCGAACAACTGCAATTGGCTTTACAGCGCGGTTGGCAACAAACTGCTGAACGCTGTAAGTCACAGGTACGGGTGGCTGTTCAAAATTGGTTACGTTGTCAAGGACGCTGACAGTACGCTCAACTACAGACCGGACAGGCTGGAATTGAACATCGTAGCATCCATCAGGCCCACAGACTTGCTGCGCTTCAACTCTCTGGGAAAGAAGAAAGCCGAATAACAAAGCCAGCAGAACCAACGATAATCGTTTCATGGTTTACTCCTATTGAAACGGGTTATTACCCTGACCATCAACAGTCGAACGGATCAGGTAAAAGACATGGTATGGGTTGGTATGGCGTAAATGCCTGTCCCATGTAAGTAATGCTCGGCCTTTGTCGCCGTAGGTCAACCCCCATGAGTTATCCATGTCGAACATGAAATAACCAGACGGGTGAACAAGAACGTCATCGACGTTGACGCTGTGGTTGCCAGCACCGCGACCACCGTAAGCAATACCATCACCATCCAGGCGCATAAAAGCATTGTCAGCGTGGACAGCAACAATTGCTTGGAAACCAAGAGCAAGTCCGGTTGCCAATTCCATTTCTGCTGTATTTGAGTCACTGACCGCATAACACTCCAAGGCTCGATAGTTGACCATTGAATCCTTGGCTTGTTGACTCAATTGACGCATGTAGATTTGACCTCGTGGAACAAGGTCTAAAGGCGCTACGCCAGTTTTTTGAATGGCTTCCATGCCATCTTCAAGGATCGATCCTTGGTCTTTATTGAAGTTGATTTGGGCGTAAAGCGATTCACCGGAAAGTGCAACGTATGATAACCCGCGATCAACTCTTGTTTTCTCTACACCTTTCGACCCAGCCCAACCATTACAGGAACCGTATGAACCTTGGTTCCTGTTATATGTTTCGACTGGGTACTTTGAACGTGCTTTCAATCGGGTTGGGTTGCTGAGGATGCGAACAACTTCGTCTTTGCTGAGAAGACCAACAGCCTCGGTGAAATACCGCATGTTGGTTGTTCGTACTGGTGGAACTGTTGCGCCAGTGCCTACTTCTGTTCCATCCGGGAGAATCATCATTTCATTTGACATGGTTATTTCCCCGTACTTTCCTTGATGAATTTATTGAAGTCATCCTTGCTCTTGATGTCAGTGGCTTTCTTATGGCCGATAAGATTACCTGATTTGTCATAGACAAGGATTGACGGAAGACCTGTCTTGTCAGCATCTTTCTTGTATTTAGCGGCATCGGCAGAGTCATCATCATACCAGCGCCACTTGATACCTCGGTCACTGAGGCTTTGCCAAAGACTGGCGTCCTGCTGAATCAATAACCAATCAATATATTTTGATCGGTCTTCTGTTTCTTCAACAAGAATAACCCACGCACCTTCAATGACAACAGGTGGTTTTACATCGTTGTCGTCTGGCTGTGGGTCTGGGCCGGGTTCTGGTTCTGGTGTTTCCTTACCCATGATTTGAAATTCAGTGACATACTCACTGATTTGTTTATCAGGGTCTTTGATCAAAACGCCTTCTTCAGTTTTGACACCAACAATCAACTTGCAACGAATCGTGTATTTGCCCGGTGGCCCTGTGAATACCAAAGAACCATCAGCCATTTCTTTGCTGCTGATTCGCGGTGGGCTGAATGACCATTGCTTCTTGATGTAACTGAACTCACCACTCACTTCTGGCTTGCAATCCATCTCTCCGAGGACATGCTCTGGATAAATGGTTTGGACAATGATCTGGCTGTAGGCTGATTGAGTGAACAACAGCGACAGCAGAATGAGAATAAGATTCCTCATTACATGCCTCCGAATAAATTGATGATGAAAAGAATGAACTCTGGGTTTTCCTTGATCCAGTTAAGCAATTGAAGCATAGCGTCAAGGAATGAACCTGCGGTTTCCTCTGAGTTCTCTGGAAGAAAGATGCCGCTGGCTACTTTGGCGCCGTCAAACAAGTCGTTGACGAAATGGCTGAACATGGATGGGTCATTGAGAATTGCGGATGCAATCTTGGATTGTTCCTCATTGGAACCTTCCCATCGTTGTCGCTCAACTTGTCTGAGCATCCTGCGGACAGCAAACCGTGACATCACGGTATTTTCAAGAACCTTGGATAGCGGCATGGTTAAACCTTATCGTTTGGGATGTAGGTTGGAATACGACCATTGAACGGGTTGAGAAGGCGTTCCATCCAATGCAGATTGGGGAACTTGTCAGACAGCTTTGCAATCAAGGCATTTGCGGTAGCTGACAGGATGATAATTAGGATGGGCTCAGATGCCCTCATCCAAGCGATAACGGCTTGACCTGACTCACTGGCGGGGTCAATGCCAATCGTCGTTAAAACGAAAGCTAGGAGCGTTAAAAGCCATCCTAGGATACCGGACGCTAAAACCCGGATAAAACGGTTCTGGACATCAGACATAAAAAAACCCTCCTACACAGAGCCATGTGGACTATGGCATAAGTGTAAGAGGGCTGTGACAGGATTGCAATAGAATCGTCTTTATTCAAAGTTGTCAACCAGTGATTCCAGTATTTTCCTGATATTAGGTTCGGGATGGTCGTAGGGCTTTTTCAGTTTGCCATGGTCGTTGTAGTAATGACCTTTAGCGAACTTCATCAGATTATTGGTATCAACCTCGGCTTGAAATGGTTCATCCGGGATGCCCATTACACAAAGGATTTTGGTAGCCACAAACCGGACATCGCATACACCGTCGATTACTTCAATTGGATCAATCTCTTGATCTTCAAGAACCCTGATACCGAACTGCTGGTCATTGCCGTCACATTCAGGCGTGGCAACAACTTCAACCTTGAGCCCATCCATCAGAAGTTCCAATGTTTCTTCCAGAATCAACTTGGCAAGCAAGAGCCTAGTATTTTCTGAAAGACAATGAATCGGTTCCTCTGGTGGAACGTAGCCCATCTTGTAGGCAAACAGGGCAACTCGTTTTTGATGGTCTGATTGCAACGATTGCAATAGCTGGCTGAACATAACTACTCCCTTCTAAGTGTAATTGTGATGCTGTCTGTATTTTCGTTCCGCTTGATCATCACAGACTCAAGGAGAACTGGTTGGGCAGATACTTTATGGTAAATGTCAAGAATCGCCAATGCCATTTTTTCCGGGTCATGAACAACTTCTGGAAGAGAACCCTCAGAACTCTTTGCGTAGTAATCAGCCATAAGCTGGATTGCTTTCGCGTGGATGACTTGAGAGTGTTCAAGTGGATTCTCCCCGATCTCAAGTGGGAACATTACCCCGCATGATGGTTCTTTGCTGTTCATGAACACGCCCATTTGAATAAACACCTTAGCCATGATTTCCTCTCCTAGTCTTATTTGAATATGTGTCACTCACTTCAAGCACGTTAAAGTCAATCAGAGAATCGCGAAGTAGCTTTCTGACCATCGAGGATGGTCGATAGCAATAGTTTGGTCGTTTGCCATCCTTCCTGATTTTCTTCATCACAACGATCTCAAGCTGCATACTGTCTTCAACAATCCTTCTGACTTGATTTGGATGAACCCGCATCTCAACAGCAAGTTCATCGACAGTCATCCAGTCATTTTGTTTGTACAGCGCCTCAACAAGTTCCAGTTGCCAGCCAACACAAGAATCAACTGCAACCTTCTTTACAATCCGGTAACAGTCTTCACTGACTTCTTTCTGACCAAAGACAATGGCGAGAGACAGAGCCAGTTTCTTTAGCTGTGTTGCAATGCGGGAACCAATCTCGGGTTCAGGACGAATGGTCATCGAATTGGGGCCGTTGCGAATTACTTGAGTGCGAATCAAGGCAACAAACATTGAGATAGCACTGATCTTGTTCTCGATGTCCTCATTGATGGTTGGCAGTTCTTTAACTTCCTTGAACATGTAGTTCATGAACCCAAGAACGGAACCTGACAGAAGGGCTTTCTGTTCGGGCTTCATACCAACATTCGACATGGCACGTTTGATGTGAAGCATCTCATCAAAGTTGTCATCCAGAAGGTTGATCTTCAGGAAGCGTTCACCGAGGTTTGTTCTACTCTCAGCATGAATAGCTTGAGTCACACCAGCCAAGATTGAGAAGTACAGATCGGTGTATTCGCGAGTTGTGCCGTTGCCGAATGTGCTGACAAACCTTCCGTCATACGCATCCCGTAACATACCAAACAAGTTTTCCTTGTCGTGGGATGTCATCGAGAGAACAGCGGTAAAGTCTTTAACACACAAGGTTCGATTCTTCAGTTTTGGTAATAGTGATGGGTCTTCACCTTCACCTCGCCATCCTGATACCAAAGAGGCTGGAGTCAGTTTGGAGAGATGTTCTGTGTATTCCTCACATGATTCAAAGGCTTCAATGATTGTCGTTTTTCCACACGATGCAGGCCCAACAACGAACAACCATAATGGGTTACCTTCGATGCGAAGGCTGATCATGGTTGCAAAGCAGCAAGCCAATGTGTCGATGAATGATTGACCAAACTCCAACACTGACTGAAAGTCCTCAACCATCTCAAAGAAGTCTGTTCGTTTGATAGCCTTGACTGACTTCTTCTTTGGAGAAGAGTCATGGGGCTTGGTCATCTTGATTAGCTTTCGATAGCCAATCTGTTCCTTCTTGAGATTGGTGTATTTGATGCACCAGTCACGAACATCGTAGCCATCCGACAAGCTGTCATAATTCTTGTGCAGAGCCCAATCAATGATGTTGATGGATAGTTTCTTCTTTTGATCTGGCTTGAGAGTTTGCAGGATGATTGACACAGCGCGAGCCATGCCATCTTTACCCGGATTGAACTTCTTGCCGTTGTTTTCTTTGTCGTGGTCATTGTCGAAAAGGAAATAGATTTCCCTGTTCGCAAAGTACGAACACCAACTTTCCTTGAATGTGTTGGCGCCTGGGACTGCAACAACACTGTATGGTGTTGTTACATCGGACAAAGTAATCAGGTTCAGAAGGGCAAGAGCATCCCATTCACCTTCGCAGATGTAGACCGGGCCTTCTTGTTCCCAACGAACAAAGAACAGACCATTGCAACCCGGAGTGTTGTAACTGATCTTTTTGTCAGCAACCCACTTCTTCAAATTGACTATGTTGTCACTGTCGGGTTTGCGGTATGGAATTAGAATTTCACCCATTGGTGACTTGCAGATGCCATGCTTCTTGAGGACAGAGATTGGAATCCCATCCCTAAGACCAGCAATCTCTTCCAAGTCTTTTCTGGTACAGAGCGATACAGCATCAGCATGAATCTTGGTCAGGAACGTGTAAAGGTTCCCTTCTTCGCTGCATCGTTTGCAACTGTATTGTCCAGTTTTGCTGTTGACATAGAAATGACTCTCCTTGCCACAGAATGGACAATCGCCACATAGCTGTGACCCATTCTTTTTTAGCTCTGTTCCATGAAACTCAAACGCTGCTCCATAATCAATATCAGTTTCCGTTTTCATCACTCACCTCGTACTTCTGTGCTTCCGACCAATTAGTAACAGTCCACTTTGCGTCAACTGGTGTGACCATGTTGACATCCGTTCCCGGTTTCTCCATCAACTTCATCAAGTGACGAATGATCTTGTGTTCCTGCTTGTGACCATCGCGGCAAGCGAATACAAGCTCATCATGGACTTGCATGACAAGATGGAAATTCTTCTTGGTGCGAAGATACTCTGAACAGAGAATCATCGCGTTCTTAACGATGTCACCTTCGCATCCTTGGACGATGTAATTAACACCAGCATGGGCTTTGATCTTGCCATTCTCAAATGGAAGATACAGCCGGTATCCATGAGGTGTAACCACATACTTGTTCTTGTAGACTTGCTTCTTGATACGCTCCATGTAGTCGTTGGCTGTTGGAAACAACCTTGCCAACATGGACGCGATGTCATCAGGAAATCTCTTGCCAAAGATAAAACCGAAGTTGACATTCTTTCCATACTCTCGACGCTCGATGTCGGTGATGTCGCCAATCTTCCGACCAAGCAATGTTGAGGCAACGAACGTATGGAAATCGTAGCCCTTCTCAAACGCTCTAATCATTGACTTCTCACCAGAGACAAATGCGAATATCCGCAACTGTAATTGTGAGTAGTCAACACAGTACCACTTCCATCCCGGTATTGGGCCAAACACCGAGCGCAAGTTGTATTCCGGCTTCTCACCATCATCCATCTCTTTACCCTTGGAAATGTTCTGAGGGTTTGGATCAGAGCCTGAGTAGCGGGTAGTACCAGTGCCAACTTGATTCAGGGATGGATAGATACGATTGTTGACCAGAGCGTTGTGATAGCCATTGAGATACTTCACAGCGGTATTGCTGATTTGGTATCTGTCATAGCACCAGACAACCTTGTGACCAACAGACATTGACCTGAGCATCATTGTCTGGATTTCAGCAGCACGTTCTGGATTGTAATCCTCGGTGTCCAGAAGTGCTTCTAATTTACTTTCCAGCTTTTGTTGCTTGTTGGTTTTGGTTGTCTTGAGGATTGCTTTTCTGCTGTTCTTATCCAGAGATGGTTGACCGTTAGTAGTCGTCCCAACAACAGGAAGTTTCAACTTGCCAAACACTAGCTTGCGCATGTGATCGCCAGAGTCGATATTGAACTCGTCCCAGTCAGCAATCTGTTCAACATAGGTTCTATAGACCTTTGAATCCTTGGTGAACTGCCTGAGTTCTCTTTTCAGTTCTTTGAGATTGACTGTCAGTCCGTGTTGCTCCATCTCGTATGTAACACGAATCAACTTGCACTCACGATGGAATTGATGGGCTGACCTATCCAATACTTCTGGAAGAAAGAATTGGTATAGATTCATCGTCCGTACAGCATCAATTGCGGCGTAGTTGCCAAGAACGGTTGCCCATTCATGGTCTTCGCCTAAATCGAAATGCTTCGCTACAGCCTTTGGTAGCCAATAATCGCGAGCGATGTGATCGCCTTTGCCGTCCTCAGAATTGGCGATTCCCCAGTCAAGCATTTTGACCTTCAATCGGCACTTGCTGACGGCAGTTCTCAAGTCTTGTTCGTCGTCATCAGGGATGTCGAGGTACTTCAAAGCAAGTGGTTTCAACTTACCGCGAAGTGTTGCGTGGGTGTAGCTGTTGTAGATATGCGACATGATGCCGGTATCAACAACCTTATCCCATGGAATTGTTACTCCAATTCTGGAGAACATCCTGATGTCAAATTTGGCGTTGTGGAACACAATCACATCATGGCTATCAATCAGACTTTGAATCTCATTGATTTCATCCTGATCGTATTCAACAGTCCTATCAGCCGGTGAAACATCCCATTCCCAGTATTTGGCGTGTCCTTGGTCATCACAGGATGAAACTGCAAACGGCAAGTCGCCAAAATGGGCATGGATGCCAGTAGTCTCGGTGTCGAGCGCAATTGCTTTCATATAAACTCCCCTCCACATTCGTCGCAGTACAGATGCCACACATTTATCCCCTCGGTGACTTTCTCAATCATCCGATTACCACACCTCGGGCATATCTTCTCTGGGGGAGAAGATGGTTCCTCGATGCCGGAAGGGATGCCGGGTGTCACAGACACAGTTGACGGCAGATTGATCTTCTTGAACTCTTTGACATACCGTTTGGTAGCTTGAGTCCAGTTGACCTGTCTGGTGTCAACTACTGATCTGTTCTGTCCTATCTGGACAAGAAGAAATGGTGGGCTTACAGCGACAACACGAAAAGGAACTCCCGTGTATTTAATCCGGGGAGCCATCATCTGGAATGGAGTGTTCTTGGTTGCCTCCATGGTTTTTTCGTAGTCTTGATCATAGGTGATGATTAACCATTGACCGGGTTTTACATTCTCAATGCTGCTCATGGTTTACTCCATTGTGTTGGGTCACACACCTTGTCAATCATCTCGTTCATGCACTCTTTGCAGATGCGTTCAGAACGATTGTCAGCCTTCAGCAGGCTAATGATGACAGCGGCTTGATATGGATGGTAAAGATAGCAGACTTGTTGGTTGGTTTCAGAACATTGTGTTCCAACCAGTAACACATCGTTGTCGGATATGGGTGATGACACGATGATACCTCCGTGGAAAAAAACAGGGAGCCGTTTTACCGACTCCCTGCTAGACAACTGAATCAGACTCCTGAACGACTAATCAATCACCTCCCATGAAACATTCTGGAAGACTTTCCCATCACGCTTGCGCTTGAGGGTACAGGTCTGAGCAGACTTGTTCACAGTTTGGACTTCGTACTTGTCAGCCTTCTGGGTTCCTTCGGGCGTAGCCGATACGGTTTCACCTTTAGCTGGTGGCAGAATGTCCGGGATCTCATCGTCATCATCTTCTTCATCGTCATCACCCGATTCGTCAGATTCTTCCTCATCATCGTCATCGTCAGAGGAACTGGAAGCAGGTTCCTCATCTTCGTCTTCGTCATCCTCTTGGGAGCCGAGGATGTCTTCGACTGTTGGCAAATCGTCATCTTCAACAGGCTTGCCAATTCGCACGTTCAGGTAGCCGTTGCGATCCTTGACTTCAACACGACAAGCTGGCTGTGCTTCTGACAAGTCTTCAGCAACACTTGGCAAGTCTGCCAGTTCAAGGTCATCAGTTTCGACACTGAATCCCTTGAGGTCGCGGGCAATTTCTTCCAAGCAATCCTGAATGGTTTGCTTCCAAGACTCACCCTTCCGTTCGCCCTGCTTGATCACGCCACCACGTTCTTCAATCCGAACGCGCTTGCGAATCATCTGTCCTTCGCACTCACCAGCAACGACAACCATGTCAAACTGGACATAAGGAATCTTGTCCTTGTCGTCAGTGACATCAACGTGCATCGCTTGCAAACGGACAGTGTACTTTCCCGGTGGGGTTTCAACGAACCCACCACTTTGCTTTGCAGTCTTCGCCTCACTCCACGCCTCGGAATGTGACTTCAACTTCGCCAGAAATTCTTTGCTCGACATAAAAACTCTCCTAATGAAACGGGTGAAAAACAACTAAATAGCAATATAGCTATCGACTGTTCTGTGTCAACAGCATCAACGAATTTTCTTCTTCTTGACAACTTTGTCCTCTGACACATGGTCAACGTCAAACAACTCGTTGTTGAACGAACTGATGATGTTTCCCCATGCTTCCTGCGGGCTATTGCCCATTGGGATTCGACGAACTGGATTTCCATCCGGGTCGAAGAAGTGGGGAGTGCTGAGGTCAACTGAACACTTAGTCCAGATTTCCTTGGTGTTACGAACTGTGATCACTCGCTGGTCGTTGTAATACTGCAAGTAGAACGCATAGTTCGTACACTCCTTGATCCACTTGAACGCACCTTTCTGGACAGCAGGCTCAATCCGGTCGTAGGTTGAGTCATCAGCTTCCTTGACTTCCTTGGTTGCGTTGTGGCTGACCAAGACAAGTCCTTTGTCGTTGTACAGAACCTTGTTGAGCATATCGCTGAATTGATCAGCGATGTCTCGCCAAGTCTGACCAAAGTCATTCTGTTCGTTTGGGTCTTTGATTCCCAACTTCCAACAGACATGACGAAAACAGTGTTCGTACAGCAAACCGATGTTGTCGATTGCAATGCACTTCACAGAGTCATCTTGGAGCGCACGCTCGATGGTGGCGCAGGAAATTTGCCACGGTGAATGTTCTGGTCGTTCACGCTTCATCTCGGATAGAGACATATCCTTGATTGCTGATTGACGAACACGCAGAGACTTGCGATTGGGGTCACATTGAAGGATGTAGCATCCAGGAATCTGGCTGACCACACTGGTCTTACCGATTGCTGATTCGCCGTACAGCAACACACAGTAATCGAGGAAGTTTTCCGATGGTTCTTGGAATTGACCATCTTCCATGTAATCAACTTCGATCTCTGCGGGTTCTTCCTTCCGAACCTTGTTCGCTCTAACTTTCGACACTTTCATTTCAGGCTCCTTTCGATTGAGCAGGGGGAACAAATGATACTGTTTGCGGGTTCAACTGCAACACACAAAATGTAGTGGCTGCTTCTGGTCTTTACTCAAGGTATTGGTCTAGTGCTGTCAGGTCAGAATCGAGTTCAGGAAACGCGAATTGACGCTGATGGAACTGGTGATAGTTGCCATTTGCGATGATTTCAAAGTAGTCACCGCGCTGATGGTGCATCATCCCGTCATAACAACCAAACGGTCTTTCGTAGTGGTGCGGGTTAGGGCCGAGGGGGTTTCCATCGTCGTCGTGAAGCAGATGAGGGGCGAAAGGATTTTTTTTTACGCTGTCCCACCAAGTAATCATCTGGTAGAGAATCGGATTGAGCATCTTGTTCTGGAAGTCATCCAAGTCCTGCTTGGTAATTTCAACCTTCCATCGCATGAAATACCATTCTGGTCGAGACTGGATGTCACCACGAACACGATCAGCAAACTGACTGGCTGACTCACTGACACGAGGTCGTAAGCCTGTGCGACGAATCACGTTGTACAAGACACCATCAGGCATACGACCGTACTTCTTCCAGACGTTGAGCATGTAGAACCCGGTCTGAAGGTCTTTGTTCAGACCACCCTTGATTCCGTCAACGTCGATGTCACCTTTGGTCTTGTTCTCCATCACCCAGAGATTTGGTGACTTGTGATTGAGACGGAACACACCGTCAATCTTACCTCGGCAACGAACTTCTCTGGAAGAAAGAAGAACCGGTACTTTGTGGGTATTGTCGAATTGGTCTTCCTTGGCAACCCAGTCGAACTTGCCTTCAAAGTAGTCGGCGCCGCCATGAGACATCGACGGTACACGTTGCCAGTATTTTGTGTATTCATCGAATGTAACGAACGATACTGCAACCAGGCGCTGCATATCCGCGATGGTATCAGCATCAGCCACATTGGCTAACCGCTTATCGGCGTACTTCATCCCGATGCGAATCATCTCACGTTCACTGAAGTTGTGTACCTGCGCCTCTGCGTAGAGATGAAACAGGTTGCCGAACTCAAGTGGCACAGAGACATTGTTAGATGACCAACCTTCGACTTGGCTCAACCGAAATCTCTCACGGCAATTGAGAAACTTGGACATCGAGGAGTAAGTGACCCCATCGCGTTCCATGTCCCAGAGAGGGTCAGTGTTGCGCTTTTTGGTTAGCTTTGTCTTGCGCAGACTCTTTGTGGATTCTTTGAACCTCCGCAATGAGTTTGTAGTCTTCTTCGTTTGTTTCTTCGCCACAGTCAACTCCTTTAATGATGACAGCCTGTAAATCAATCTCGCCTAAATGTTTTAGAAGCTCGACAATGTTTGGGACGTAATAATCAGCCATTCCAGCAGTACCTTGGTCAGTCAAGTACACAACACGGTAACAGCGATTACTTCGGCTCAAGAATCTTTGGTCTGGATTTTCCATTGCCATGCTTCTCCAAGAACGCCAGTAGCTTGTGTTTGTTCCTTCGGTAAACCAAACAATCATGCCCACCGCTACGAAGGATAAACGATGGATGATCTAGCTCCAGATGATAAGTTACGCCGGTAGGTGGATTTTGTTTCGCTGTTTTACCCAGAGAAATGTACCAAGATGGTTTGACAATCTCGATTAACTCATCCAGACGTTCCCGGCAGTTCTTCATCTCATCATCGGATGGTGGACGGGACTTACCTCCTTTCTCTTTTGGGTAACAGATAATGGTGTTGGTAATGATGTAATTAACCATACCAACATCCTCGATCAATTGATCAAGCAATTGACCGGCAGCACCAACAAAAGGTTTTCCGATTACAGATTCAGATGGGCCGGGTGCTTCGCCAATCAGCATATAGTTGCAGTAGTCACCGACAATACGATGATGGGATCGCATCTTGCAAGCAATCTCACACCGTTGACACTTGTTCCACTTGTTCTTGTGGCCGGTGAGATGCCGAGTCCGAGCTAAGTTGAATGGGTTCATAATACCTTTAACCATACGCCGGGGTTCTCACGGTCTAAGATATAAGGGCCGAATGATGGAACGATGATGTCACAGTTGTCGTCAGGAATCCATCCATGCTTGACCATTGCATCTTGAATCGTTTGTGCTGGATTGATGTAGTCAAACTTCCTCTTACTGTCTCGGACAAAGGTGAACTCAATCTTGAGAGGATAATCCTTGTCCTCAATCATTTTGAAGAAAACATCTCGCAATTGAATGAACTGCTCTTTTGTAGCTTTCTCCCAATTGCGAGTTGTCTTGCTTGAAACCAAGAACTTACCCGTCCATTGTTTGCTGTTCTTGCTGCTTGGCACGTTTCCGCGCAAGAAGATACTTGTTGTCTCCCTTGAGCCAAGGGTTGTAATACTTGGCTTCGTGTTCCTTCTGTTGCTCATCGATCTCATCCTTGGTCAGCTTCTTTGGAAATGCGTACCGAGGATTGATTGCGTCACCATCATCATCAAAGCAGAAACACTTGACTTTCGGTGGCCCCTTCTTCCTCAGCAACCTTCCGTAATTGTAATCGTTGCGAAGCAGATGGATCGTTAGCCGGTCAGGATTAGAGAACTTCTCTTTGTGCTTTTCGATGTGGCCGAACTCAATCAGGATTTGACGGGCGATTTCACCGTCAGTCATTTTGCGACTACGAGGTAACTGAGTGCTGTTCAGGTAGAACAGGTTGTACACGAACTCACTGAAGTTCAATTTGAACTTCTTACCTACGTTCTTTCGCCGGTACTTTGACCATTCCAGTGATGGGGTCTTCTCGACTTTGAGGGTATTGAGGTTCATCGGGGGTGCTTTTTTGGGCATGGTATTCTCCTAATGGGACACGTTTACGACTGGATTATGGTAACAATCTGGGGTTTTTCTGTCAACTCTTGGGAATTTCTGAACTTTTTCCGCGAATCTGTCCGATGTAGCTTGTGTGTATATCAATCTATAGTTAAGATTGATTCCTGTAGCGGCGAGTGCCGCATATCGAGTTCCCTATTCAGGAGTTTTTGTCATGGCCTATCGCATCAAGTCGAAGAACACTCTGCCACACATCGTTGTCGAAGCACGCGCAGGTACTGGTAAGACCAGCACCATGATCGCTGGGCTCAACCTGATGTTTGGCAACGAACCAAAGTTTCCTCCAACTGAAGAACAGAAAGCAATCTGGGAAGCAATGTCTTCTGGAGGAAAGCCAAGCAGCATCATCTTCGTTGCGTTCAACAAGTCGATTCAAATTGAACTGCAAGAGAAGGTTCCTCAAGGCGTTGATGCCAAGACTCTGCATGGTCTTGGCTACAGCATCTTGGCTAAGAATGGATACAAGATTCAAGCAACAGCAGAAGCAACCCGGTACATCGTGCGTGACCTTCTTGGATATGAGAAGGGCGCCCACATGAGCAAGGAAGACTATCGCGACTCGATGGTCGTTGAGAAGATTGTTGGCATCTGCAAGAACAACCTGATTGGTTGGACTGACGAAGAACTGGAAGTTGTGATCGCTGAGAATGACGTTGATGTCAACGGCAACAAGGCGCAAGTCTTCAACTTGGTCAAGCAAGTTATGGATAAGACATCCAAGTTGGTTCGCGGCAAGACAAATTGGATCAGCTTCGATGACATGATTTGGCTTCCAAACGTCATGGAATTGAAGCAAGACAAGTTTGATTTGATGATTGTTGACGAGTGCCAAGACCTCAATGCTGCACAGCAACAGATGGTTCTCAAGTTGGCTAACCGTCTGATTCTCATTGGCGATAGCTTTCAGAGCATCTACGGCTTTCGTGGTGCTGATGTTCGCTCCATGGAACGCATGACTGAATATCTCGCCAACACCAAAGTTGGTGTGCAGACCTTGAGTCTGACTACCACATGGCGATGCCCAAAGTTGCATGTTCAGAATGTCAACAAGTACGTTGCTGACATCAAGGCTGCTGACAACGCAGTTGAAGGTAGCATCGAGAGTTCAAGCAAAGGTGACCTCATCAAGAACGCAAAGTCTGGTGACATGGTTATCAGCCGTATCAATGCCAACTTGTGTGAAGTGGCGTTCAAGTTGATTCGTCGTGGAACGCCATGCCGGATTCTTGGCCGCGACTATGGCGCTAACCTCATTAGCCTCATCAAGAAACTTGATACTGACAACAACATCGAGTCTCTGGTTAAAGCACTTGCAGATTGGCGAGCCGATGAGGAAGCCCGTATCAACAAAGCCTACACCTTCCCCGAGAAGCAATTGAATCTTCTGGCAGAGAAGTATCAATCTTTGCTGCACCTCGCTGGAGGGCTCAAGCAAGTCAATCAATTGATTGACCGTATCGACAGCCTGTTCAGCAGCAAACTGACTGCAAGCCAGTCTGTAACGCTCTCAACAGTACATAAAGCCAAGGGTCTTGAATCAGAAGTTGTGTACATCCTCAATCGCGAAAAGATGCCACACCCAATGGCTAAGAAGGAATGGGAGCGACAACAAGAAACAAATCTGATCTACGTTGCTGAGACACGCAGCAAGGATCGTTTGGTGTATGTCAGCGATGACATGGATGATGAACCAGAATCTGGTTTTGCCAATTAGTGACGATTGACAGAACTTTTACCGACAGTCACAGGAGAATGTATTATGTGCGATGAACAAAACAAAGTCCTTCAAGAAGTAGCCCAAGAGTACCGGGTTGATTTTCTGGAGAAGAACAGCGACCGATGGAAGTCTGGTACTCTGACGTTTGATTCGCGGGAAGAAGCAACCCAACATGCAATTGATGTGGTCAATGCTGAGTTGACTATGTTTGTTGAATATCAGGTTGTTCTGGCAACGGAGCCTGTTGATCAACTCGTCTTTTGAAGCAACAGTTTGAGCAGAGCATAATCCGTTGATTTTCTTCGTAGGGAATCACGGTAGCTTCAACAAACTTCTCACAATTGAAAACTGTAACGGCAGGCTGGAAACCACAACATCCAGCCTGCCTTCTTTTTGGCTCTCCACGAAAATCGCATGGAGCGCGTTCAAGAACAGTCAGTTCAATCATGTTCATAGGTTGGACGCTTTCAGAAACTCAATTGCCAGCTTGACGTAATTCTGTTGCCATCGAGGTTCAAGAACTACATCACCCGCGACGATTGGTTTATCTCCAATTCTATTCCATTCATTCTTATTAAGAGATAAATGGTTGTGACTGATATTCCAACGATAAATGTAAAACATCATCCTTGGATTTATTACTTCGCCATTCAATGGATAGCCAAGTCTAACAAGTGTTCTATTGAAAACTTGATCTTCATCTCCCATTGCATGTAAGTGCATCGGATAGCCGTTGCCAAACTTACCAAGAACTTTCCTCGACCAGATACTCATGTTATGAGAGTTGCCGGGAAACTGAGTCATCTTGACAATTCTGTTCACGTTCCAGAAGTAATGATTCTCACATCGCCATTCATCCTTGTCAGCCATCCTCATCGCTGAGAATGACAATCGCCAAGGCATTGAGATGTCATCGTCATCCCATCGACAGAAAGCATCACCTTCAGCGTGCGCGATCATGAATCGAAGTTTGTGAGTCAGCGATTCAAATCTGTCTGGCACGTTTAGAACTTTTACGCTCGGATGACTGAAGTGTAAGAACTGACCCGGTGTGTCATTGCAGATGATAAGTTCTTTGTCTTCGTAGTTCTGAATCAGGAATGAATTAACAGCCTCATTTACCAGATGGATTTGTTCTGGATAACGATTGTATGTCGGGAGTAGGCATGTAATTTTCATTGCTTCTGACTTTCCTCTGCTCTACGAATTGCTTCATCGACAAGAGAACCAAACAGGTCAGAGATTTTAATCTTTCCTGCAAATGAGCAGGTTGCTGACCTGATACCGGCAAACAAAAGTTCAGTCCATTTGTATTTGGTGGAATTGTCCTTCAAGCCCTGAACAATTCTTGATCTCTCTTGACGGCAACCATCTACGCCGAGGAAGTCCATTTCAGCGGCAAGACGATTACAAGAACAGTTCTCTGCTGGCTTGATGCCAAGTTCAGCGTTCATCGCCTTTAACTCTGTACCCGGCCCTTTGCCAATCTTCCAAGCCATTACATTTTGCTTTGGATGGTCTTCTTCTCGGCAACCAAGAATTGTCAAACCATATTCATTGGATGTGTAGAAGATTGGTTTCCATTGAGGATTGTCATCACAGAACGCGCGGAGAACAAAATTCAACCCTTGGCTACCAGTTGAATCAACATCACCGTAGACAAACGTATCGTGAATTACGATGAATCGTTTGATTCGATTGTGATAATTCGTCAGGTGTTGCTGAAGGGTTGATGACTTTCCATCAGTATCAATAAATAGAGTGTCAAATTCATCTGGCACATTGTGATACGGTTCAGCATGATTCTGTACACGATTTAGTGTAAGTGTTACCGGCTTGTTGTAGGTAGTTCGTTCCAAGACGCTATTTAACGAATTGGTAACATCGTCCAGTTCTGATTGGTATGAAACCAGAAGTGATGGGCCACCAGCCAAGAAAGCAATTGTTGATTCACGACGATGCGTGAACTCGACAACACTATTGCTACGTTCAGCAACCATCTTTAGTGTTGGGAAGTGTTTATCCAAGTCGCGAGGAACATTTGAATAGTAGTTGTAGAGGTCATGCACTACACAAGTGTTGAGATCGGGCATGGTAACAATTCTTTGTTCCGATTGCTTTTTCTCAAGCATCTCTTTTGGTGACGCTGTGTTTCTTGCTTTATAACCTACAGGGTCATCAACAATCTTTTGCCATTCTGTTTCTGGAAGTAGTTTGTTGGAAACAAAATGGTTGTAGATTGAGTCAAGTGGAAGCCCAACTTCATTGAAAGCAAGAACATAGTTTCTGACCTTGTTACGACGATCAACTGAATAGTTGATGTCTTCAGGGCCATTGAACTTATGATTCCATTTAAGAAATGGAAGACAGATACATCGCCTGCCAGCATTTCGGTATTTGGTGTGAATATAACCTTCTTCACCACCAAACCCTCTCATGTGTGGGTTGAACCCCAGCCATGACTCAGTTCGAGCCAGAAACAAACCAAGACCCATGGCTGGGATCTCAAACTCATAGCCACGATCAATTGCTGTTTGATACCCAAGTTGTTCAAGAATTGATTGGTGGCCGTAGTACAAAACCTTCTTACCAAGGTTGTACTCAGTTATCTCTGGAGAAAGTTTGATGAACTTGCAACGAGCGTCTTCAATTGGGTGCTGAATGACTGAGAAGTATTCACCGTTCTCATGATCCCACCATGCAGTTCCCCATTTGCCCCACATCTCAGAATCCCAGATGAGATCAAAATGTGTTGATGCAGTAACAAGATCATCCATCATGATTGGGCCACTCATCAAATCATCGCGGTGAACCTCGCCTGTGTTACCTTGCAACTGGCGAACCAACTCTTGTAATGCGCCTGGTACAAGCAGAATGTGCGAATCAATGCACATCGTCCACTCTGTCTCTGATTTGTTAAACACCATTTGCCGGGGTTGTGTTGTCCCAAACAATTCTGGAGGACAAACAAAATATCGACATCGGATGTCACCAGAATGATTGGCTAAGAATGTTTGTGTCTTCTTGCCGTCAACAGTATCTGGTGCGTTGTCAACAACGAGAATTTCTACCGGCAAATTGTATTTCACAATCTCCATCTTCAATGCTTGAACCGTAGCCCACAGCATTTTGAAGTCATTGTGAACCGCCATTCCAACAGTGAGGATGTTTTTCATCGGGCATTATCCGGGGACAAGGGTTGTAGTTGTCGTTGTCGATGATGTTGTGGTGGTAGTTGTTGTAGTCGTAGTAGTGGTGGTTGTGGTCGTCGTTGTAGTAGTTGTGGTTGTGGTAGTTGTAGTAGTTGGAGAAGCACATGGGACTGTTGTTGGGTCATCACAGTAAGTTCCAACAACATTGTCTGGACAACCACATTCAAGTAATGCGCCGCCACCACAATTCGATGAAATTAACACATAGGCATTGTTGACGCAACTGTAAACACAGCTACCTGTACATTCACCATAGCAGGCGTCACAAACTGTTCCAGCACCAAGCCAGTTGCCGACATTTGCATTGCACTCTGCTTCGGTTGTGATTGTGCAACTATCTTGTGGGTAGTCACAGCAAGCACCAGTTGGTGTGGCAGTTGTAGTCGTAGTTGTTGAAGAAGTGGTTGTGGTTGTTGTCGTTGATACCCTGTTACAACCAACCTTAATTGAATCACCAGCGCCTGTTGGGCTCCGGTAAGCAGGCCCGCAATAACAATCACCGTTGCACTTGTCTACCGGCAGTTCATCCCAGAATGTTCCTGTTGATGATCTTCGGATGCAGTAAGAACATTCAACTGATGGTGTTGTAGTAGTGGTGTAACACTCATCACAATTTCTACAGCCACGATCACCTTCGCAGTCAGTGTAATAAAGTTTACAAGGATCTGGGTTTGTTATTGAAGGTGGTGTTAGACAACCACAAGTTCTTGGATCATCAAAATCACAAGTTAATGACTGGCATGTATTACAAATGTTAAACCAACATAAATCGTCATCTGCTGGTGGTTGCAAATCTAAACCTGAACATGGTGCGTACACCCATGTACAAACACCATTACAACAAATTGATGGATTTATACATTCGCCTTGACAACTAGAATGATATGTGTCACCACAATCAGGGTTTTGTGGCAAGTCAATCGGGTTTATATCACTGCAATTGCAAGCGTTACAATCTTGCGTTCCAGAATACCCAACACAACACAAATCATAATCTGCTCCGCAATAATCTGGTGTTCTGTTATCTACACCAACACCGCATTGCCAATTAGTTAAATACCATCTAATTATTGTTTCACCAGTACAATTTGTTGATATGTCTTGGTAAGCAATAAAATCACAACCCGGCCTGCTCGCACAGTTAGAATAAAATTTAGTTGTCGTTGTGTTGCAATTGCATGTGGTTGTAGAGCAGTATGGTGGGTCGTTGTCATCCACGTTGTCAGTGCAATATGTGATTGTCACATCACCATCTGCATCACCGCAGAAATCTGGATACTTACATTCACACGGAACAGTTGTAGTTGTTGTTGTTGAGCTATGCGTTGTATAGCAATCTTGGAAGTCAGGGTCTGGTGTTGTGCTTGTTGTTGTGCTGGATGTACTGGTAACAACATCTGCGCAATTATCATACGAGATTGACCAAGCCTTTGTTGGTGCATCCCACTCCCAAGTACAATAGCCAGTGCAATCAGCAGTAACTGGTGGTGGTACAGATGTTGATGATGTAGTACTGGATGTTGTAACTTCAGTATCCATAAAGATTTCGATCTCGCGATCAAACTCTGGAAACTGATAGTTCATCATGTCAAGTGATTTGACTTGAGTGAACATCCCGGACTGACCATTGTAGATTCCGTGGAAGAACTCAATGTAATGGCAAGAAGCATCCGGCTTGAACGGGATGATGCCGAAGTAAGTTGCATCTTTTCTATTCAGCGGTGTAAACGAATCGTAGTACAACGTGCTGAGGATACAGGCGAGAATTGTAAGTTCTTCAAAGTATGTCGATGCGCGTGCATGGTCTGGATCGTAAATGTTATAAACATTCAAATCCTTCTTCATACCATCTTTGAATGTTTCTGTACCACCGTATGTATTTGGGCATACAACCGGGTCATTCCAGAATGTTGAATTGAATTGCCGGTACTTCACCTGCAATTCTTCTGGGAGATAGGGAGCAAAGATGGTGCTATCAAATTTCTTGCTGACTAGCCTGCCAACATTGTCATCAAACAAATCCAAGTTTGTATTGTCGATATAAGAATTTCGTTTGATGCTGAATGTTGAACCAACACCATGATCTTTATAAACCTGATGACTGGCAAGCTGAAGAACATCATTCAGCATGTTCCAATCAGAGTTGGTTGTTTGTGTGGCAACATCCCGCAGCATGATGGCAGGAAACTTGGCATTGGTCTTATCAACACCAGCCCAAGCTGAATTGATGTTTGTGTTGTTCCAGTAAGTCTGTAATGCGGCTGACCAACTGGTTGCCCTTCCTGCTTGGCTGAATTTCTCATGCGGTGGGAACGGATCAAAATTCAATCTCGTTTCATGGTGAAAAGCCACATGCCGCTGGTCTGCAATCTTGACCAAGAAAAGCTGATTCGTGCTATTGACCGGGTTAGAAGCATTAACCTCGGTGATCATCAGATTGTTGATGGTAACAGTTTCGTTACCATCAGAGATTTTTAGCTGCAAGTCATCGCGGTTGATGAGGGCTGGTAAATCATCCTTGAGAAGCAGGACATGCCCGTAACCAGACATCCTGCCACCAACCAGACAGAAGCCAAACCGCACCCCATTTTTCTGGAAGAAAGAAAGGATTTCGTCGGTTGGATAGACACAAGCAACCCCGCCGAGGGATGTGTAGGCAGCGCCCATGAGATGATCCTTGTACAAACCAGTAATTGGTTACATGGTACAGGGATACTTGATAATCATCTACAAGGATCATACTTACGGTAGTATACCCTTTGTTCGTATTGTAATTGTTACTTCACTTCGTTCAGTAACAATTACACTACTCTCTACAGGGTATACATACCTCCAGTATGATCCTTGATCCTGATCTACCAACCATACCCCACACCCCCCAAACCCTCGCTGCGCTCGGGTTTTACCCCCCAGTTCCCCATCCTGTCAACACCCAACCTCTGATTTTCCTCCAGAAAATTGGGGAGCCGGGGGTACTTTGGCTAGGAGCCTCAAATTTGACCTATAACGAACGATCTCAGTTTGGGGGTGCTGAGATACCACCTAGACCCAGAAAACGCTTCTACGGGGCTGCTAGAGGCCAAATTTGAGATATTAAGCCACCAGACCAAGCTCAGTTTCACCTTCTGGTGGCATTTCCTCCCCTTCCGTGGGTTGTTCTGGAGGTTGACCGGGCTGGGGAGGCTGACCCGGCATGACTGGGGCTTGTTCGGTTGGGAATAGCTCACCTTCGGTTCCGGGCGTTCCGGGGGCTGAATTGAGGGGGAACGGCATCGCGTCGAAGGTGTCGTAGGGGAGTAGTCCTAGCCGGGCGTTAATTTGCACCAGAGGCTTGATAATCTGGTCTACAACGTCATTAAGAAGATTCAGCAGTAGTTCGTACAGGACACTGTAAAACGCATCCTCGGGGATACTACGACCGGAGGATGACCCGAATCCTTGTGAACCGGATGACTCGATGACTTCTGGAGGGATGCCGAGGGCTTCTAGGATTTCCACACGAAGGGACTGACCGTATTCAAACAGACCTGATGGAATTGTATTTCCTCGGGCTGCTTCGTAGTCCCAGCGTTTGTTACCTCGCTGATCAGTGTCAGAGGGGAGAGTCATGACAGCCCCAGCCCGTTTCTTTTCAATCATCTCTTGCGCGATGTCTTGGTATGAACGGATTCGACCATCCGGGAGTTGAACGGTTCCTTGTGGGTGTCGCATGATGCCACCCTCAAATGCGTTCTTGTAGAACCACAGACGGCGTACATCGCGGTATCCACCTTCACTCCAGATTTCATTCCATGGGACATGCGCTGCATACAGACGGGATAGACCGTAGTGCTTGTTGTATTCCTTCCAGTGAACGTGATGGAAGGCTTTAGGGCCACCAAGGTAAACAGCTTTACCGGGGGCCATGTTGATGGTCTGGTAATTGGATACCAAGATGCCAACACGTTGACCTTTGTTGGTGACTACTTTGACTGACGGTGGTTCAAAGTCATTGAGCTTGCAGTAGACAACACGACCTGTCTTTTCATCTTGTTCGTATTCCACTTCGCAACCACTGTACCCCCATTCGATTGCTTTGAGAGCTTGGGTGACTCCTTGCCGCCAGAATCGTTTGATTTGATCTTGGACGAACTCTTGCACTTCAGGGGTATCTGATTCAACTTTGAATCGAGCCTTTGCCATCAAGTGACCTTTGATGATCCAGAGTCCAAACCGGACACGAGGGTCAATTAGCATCTCCCTGATGGTGTAAGTGTTGAATAGCGGACGGTTGCGGGTGTACCCCCATTGAGCCCAATAAGTTCCGGGAACGTAGTCAGTGACTTGGGTGTTTAAGAGGTCATTGATGTTGACCAGCATTTCGCGTGGCATTTTTTCGTTCCTCGTTGATGAACTTGGCTTTCATCAGTTCTGCTTGGTAATCGTCCCCGGTTGCCCTGAGAACGAGGTTGTAAATTCCATCTGCCGTCATGTGTGAAGAAGCCGATCTGACCCGCGCTTCTTTGTAAGCGTTGATCTTATCGGCTTCCAATCGAAGGATGTGCATAGCGTCATCAGTTAAGAGTCTGTCAGGGATGGATTCAACTCCAAACTGACAGGCGAACTCAACCAATGGCTCTAACTTTTTTTTTGCTCGACAAACAGTTCCGAGATTACACATGCAATCCGGTAAGCTGCTGGCTCAGAGACAAATGTTCCAAATCTTTCGCTCAAGTTCTTGGCGTAGTACGGAACATAGTCTTCATCTTTCCGAACTGAATAGGCTTCGTGCTGTGAGATTAACATCATGCGATGTAGATCACAGACAGTTGATTCAATCTTTCCTTTGGTTTCACCATTGAAATGCAGATTGAATGAAACCTTTCGGTCATCGGACATGATGTCAAATGACTGATTTTCAGTTTGAGATTGCTCTTGTTTCTTTGCGGGTTTCTTAGCCATTGTTTCTTCCTAACAGAGTTACTCTTTGTGTTTTTTATCACCAGATTCTTTTTTTGCCCGTGACAAGTCGCCTTCTGGTTTTCCAAGAACTTTATATCTTCGTTCCCAAGTGGTAGCAACCATTGGGCAATCACCGGCAGATGAAATGACATGATGACTGATGATGTCTGCCTTGGCTATTGGTTTGACTTTTTTTCCGCCAATTTCTGCCCATATAGGCGGGTCTGTTGGCCCTCCAAGTCTAATTGCATAACCACGTTCGACAATTTCAAACTCATCTCTTTTGTAGTCTTGAGTAAAATAAGATTCTTCCGGTGAATCTCGAAAATACTTTAACATTGTGAACTTATTATCAGTAGTTGGATCAGCATTTAATTCTGGTCGAGAATATGTGTCATCTACGTTGTATCGTTGGTATGTTTTTTCACCAACATCGCCAACTACATAATACTTTCTTTGATAGTCAACCCAAGATGAACTTTCTGGCGGGCATTTAGCGCCAAACAAACTAAATACAAAGTCAGCAGGAAAGCCTCTTGTTGTTTCTAAATTTACATCGTAGTGCAAATTTATTTCGGATTGATTGCACAAAGTTGTTTCGTAATAAGTGCCTCCGTGTTTACCCGGAACAAGAGGGTACGCACCATTGATTGAGTTGCTGGACAATCGCATGTCTGTTGTCCAGTCAAACCAGTTTGTTGACTGCAAAGGTTTTAGAAGTTGAGTTTTGTCAAAGAGGTCATCTTGAGCAAGATCAATGTTCATCATCCATGTGACTTTGAACTTGTATTCATGCGAGAATAGTTCTTCTTCAAGTTCAATCTCAAGGATCAATGGAACTTTTACACGAGTTATGTCTCCAAACGGAAACTCACGTTCAGTTTCGTATTGAAGACGTTCATTTAGAATTTGTGTAAATATGTACCATGCTTTGATTGGGTTTACGTTTGGCCGCAACGTAATTGTTGCTGACATTGAGTTAAGCCATTTGAAATAACCAACAGTTGCGGCTGGGTTTTTTGATTCACCAAATAGTGATGACCTCAGGTTGTGTGAACATCTAATTGATGTGACACCATTTGGAAACGCATTTGGTGATTCAATTTCTGTGTAAAGTATGCTAAAGTTGCATACTCGGTGATCAGGTGAAAAGTTAAGCTCATGCTCAACTTTATAACCTTGCATATTTACGCCAATCAGCTTTTGAATAATTTCTTTGTGCTGTTCTTCAATACGTTGTGTATTGCTGTAGTTGGCGATCGCGTCTTTGCCAGACATCAATGCCGATTGACTAGATTGAACTCTTGGTAGAGATACTTCTAAGTAACCATTTCGTTGGATTACTTTATAACCGTTTGAGTTTGTTTTGATATTTGTTGTTACGTTAAAATCAACAATACCAAGTGTTTCTCCAAGACCTCTTTGACAATACTTTGTTCTGACAAGAATTTGATAGACAATTCTTGCTGCCCTATTACCACCAATTGGTTCAAACGAAAGCATCTTCGGCATTGGGCCAAAGATTATGTCTTGCCTTCTTTTACTATCTTCTGTGCTGCTGTCAAAAATTAAATCTTCACCAGCGCCTTTAAGTGAGTAGACAAATCTTCCACCCGGTTGCATCAGATGTCTTCGTATGACGCGAATTGCTTGATCTGCTGTGTAGTTATTTTGAAGCGATGTGTTCATTGGTGCATATAATGTTTCTTTTGCGTACCCTCCTCCAGTAGTGGCTGAATTAGATGTATCTGGGTTTATATTTAACGCGTTTCCACCAGTATCATTTTGTGTAATGATTGCTTCGATGGTAAACAAGTATTCTTCGTACTTAATACCTGTGCCAGCATGATTTGGTACTGCGCTGATTTCAAGTTTGGTTTTTACCATTTCATTGAACACATAGCCGTTGTATTCAATGTAACCAACTGGTGTGATTGCTGCTTTTATTTGACTTCGTGTATATGCTGCACCAGCCATGTGTTGTCCTCTTATAAATTAAACGAGAAGATTGGCTTCTTGTCGTTTGGATCTGAGTTGTCATTTCCAATTGATGCTGGTTGCATATTCAAAAATCTTGCTAAATTTGTAGCAATTGTATTTTCGCCAGTTGTGATTTTGTCCTTATTGTTTCTCAAAAATTCTTTTAAGTCTGGCATGACCAGAACACCAGTAGCAAAAAAGTTCATAATGTTTTTAATTTCATCTTGTGTGAAATTAAAGTTTCCACTGAGCAGTTTTCCAATGATGTCAGCTATTGAACTGAGTTCATCAACGGCAACAGTTAAACCATTGTTAATTGATGTTAGAAGAGGCGCAAATGCCATTGTTAATGAATCACCAAATTTAGTCATTGCTATATCAAGTGATGTTTGAGATTGCTCAAATGAGGCGAGTCTTTCTCCAAACTTTCCTGCTCTCTCGATATTGAACCGCATCATTCTCATTTGAGTTGTGATGCCAGATGCAATTAAAGCACCAGACCAATTTCTAATCGAATCAATTGCATTATTGAATCTATTTGTTAGTAATCGTGATGCAAGAATAAGACCGCCAAACACACCAGCAGTAATTCCAGCGGCGACACCAATTGAAAGTAAATTTCCTGATATAAGCCTCATGGCGCCTGCCATTAAGCCGCCACCTCCACCACCACCTGCGCCGCCTGCTGCACCAGCGGGTGAACCACCAACAGGAGGTAAACCACCAATACCACCAATTCCTCCAGCAGCACCACCCGGCTGAACGGGAACAGCCATTTTGATATTGGCTGGTTGCAACGCCGGTACATTACTTCTAATTCCTAGTGGTTTGTATTCACCAGAAATCATTTGAGCCATAGACTTTAATCTATCTCGTTCAGTTGGCTTAAATCCTTTTGGTTTATAGCCCCACCACCAAGGCATATCTTCTTCTGGAGGGGAAACAGATGTGATTGTTTCTTTCGCCATCCCGGCGGCAGCAGTTGTAGCCGGTGATGTTGTTATGACTTGTGACGCCATGCTTTTTGCTTGTGCGCCACGAAAGAAAGAACCTGTCTGACCAAATAAGGTTTTTAGCCCATCAGACAAAGATTGAAGGATTCCACCAACTCGCTGTTGAACTCCTTCACCTTCACCCGGAACACGGGATACATCACGCTGTGATGTGATACCGGCAGTATTGAGCAAGCCATAGATGCTGCTCATCCGATATTGGAATGTGGAATTTGGATTTATCGCACCGAGAACATGCCGAAGCATCATTTCCCGATGTCGATCTTGTTTATTGATGTCGGCTTCTCGTGCGCGTTGCTGTTGTCTTATTACAACATCAAGTTGCCGTTTAGCTTTCATTTCCTGAACAGTCAGGCGAGTTTCCTCAATCTCCTTTTTCTTGACAGACTTCTCTTCATCAAAGGTCATCTTTTGATCTTTGAGAAGTTGTCTACGACCTTTTAATTCTTGGTTCTCTTCAAATTCTTTTGCCCGCGCAGCAGCCTTCAATCTGGCAAGAGCTTTATTGAACTCTCGTACAGATGCAAAATCATCCGGGGATAGAGCAGAAGCGCTTCCATCCCCAGAGTCGATGATTTCAACTTCCAGTTTTTCTGACATGAATTAGGCTGATACAGTGAAGAATCGGTAAGCAGCAGAACCGGTTGAATCAACAAAGAAGATCATAAATTCAACTGGAACAACGCGAGGCTTGTTGTTGAGGTTGATCTTGGATACTGAGTCTGGAGTCAGAATAGCGCGATGGAAGGTGATGGTGTTCATCGCAACATCAGCAGGGCCGGTGGTTGACCATGACGGTGTTCCAATGTTGTTATTCCAACCGTGATTGAAACCTTCGCCTTGAACGCTGCCAGCATTGAAATGGCAACCAGCCTTTACCAATACAAGTGGTTTGGCTCGGGTGTTACCTTGAGCGTCAACTGCACGAACTGCTGATTGACCAATACAAAGCATCTCACCAAAGGTATCAACACCTGTGCTAAAGGCTGGGGCGCCCCATAGTGCTGACATCAACCCAGGCGCATCCCATTCCTTGATAATGCCGCGAACACGAATCTGGGCTCCACGACCAATCATGTCTACTTCATTGTCACCGGATTCTTCAACAGAAACCATCATGCCTTTGTGGATGATGTCGATTTCCCAACCGTCTTCTGTTGCGCCAAGATACAGTCCGTTGTAATAGGCGTTGTAATGACCTGACATTACATTTACTACAGGTGTTGCCATGTTATGTTTCTCCGATTGATGGAATTATCTTCTGGGGATTAGTCAGGTTGCGGGTTGTTGCTTGCCATCAATGACAATGATTCTTTCACCAAGACCAAGTGCCATGAGGGAATGATAGTCAGTCACTGCTTCGGGGTCAGTGGTTGTTGATACATTTCTTCCTGTTTCAAGGATTTCGTTCCAGACTTCCTCGGAGGTGTATTTCCAGCGAGTTCTGCGACCAAATGGAGGTCTGGTTTCAAAATGATATTTGTCATCAGGGCTGGTTACAACATTGATGTGAACCAGACGGTAGACAGGAATGAAATCGCTGGTTGGCTTGGCGCCATTGATGAAAGCATAGAAACGGTTGGTTGCGATGTCCTCGCGGGACTTGTACAGGGGTATGTTGGGCATACTAACAATCCTTTTGCTTAGTGATCTTGGTTACACGAAACCGGCATGTTTTAGTCATACCAATGTAACCAAAAGGTTCAATTCTTGTATTGCGGGTATTGTATGTTCCGTGGAACCATTCCTCATTTCTGAGTTCAGGGATGGCTGTAGTGCCAATCCATGTGGGAACATTGATAAACTTCTCACCAGCTACAACAGATAGATAATCTGCATCATCCTCTGCCGTAAGTAGTGTATTTGCTGTGATGATTGGTGCTGATCTGTGGTGGATTGCAGCGACTACAAACCGGCATATCTTACCAAGACCAGATGCGGCATTGATGTAAACTGCTTCAGGGAATCTGTCTTCGGGGACTGCTTTGATTCGCTTGGTGATTGTAATTCCAAAAGTATAAATTTCCTCGATTAAACCACCGTCATCAAATTTACCTGTGCTGATGTCAATCATGTGAATGGTGGCATGGTAGTCACCAGTCATTGGTGGTGGATTAGCATTTACTTGCGCACCACAATTCTTCTCATCGAACATATTGAATGTTCGGAGGTATGTTTGCAGGCCAAATAAAAGAGCGTGTTCACTCACCGAATTGCCTCAATCAATCGTTTCTTGGCTTGTCCTACTGCTTCTTGAATTGCCTCTGTAACCCATTCACCAGCGTTATCCGGGATGACGGGTCTGGTGTTATTGTGGTACTTGGCGTATTCAACATTTGTACCAATCGTAAACTTACCTGTTGTCTGGTAGACAACTTGATCTTCACGAGGAGAATAATACCCCATACCGCGAATGATAGATGGTCTTAGGCTTTTGATAAGCCTATCTGTTTCACGCATAATCAACCTACGTTGATCGCGAACAGAACGTAGCCCACCAAGAGACTTACGTTCTCTGGCACGAAATGAACGTAATGCCGATGTGGGTCGTTGTTTCAGATCAATGGTTGACTCAGCCAATGGTTCCCATGTGTTACCAAGTTCATCAGAACCGCCATAAGACTTGATGACATAGGCTTCGTATATTTTCTGGAATAGATAAGAGGTTAGTGTGTTCCAGAAGACACGACCGATCCCATAGTCATCTGTCTTTCTTCCAGAAATATATCCGCCAATGCTCCGTGTAATGTTTTTGATACGGGCTATGTCAGATCGCTTGACTTGGATTCTGGTTGCCATTAGAGCCATCCCCAGAAATAGCCAAATGAGATGTCTTGACCATCATAGGAACCGCCAGTGCTAATGTTTTGTCGCACACGAATCTTAGCCGAGATAAACATCTCATCCACATACACATTTGACATGGATGGGATGATGGTATCTCTGGTTGGGATGTCTACCAGAGGATTGATCTCACCAGATGCAATTCCATCCAGTTCACGGAGAGCATCTTCATACAGGTCAGCGAAGTAATGTTCGTTACCTCTGCGCTTTGACAGAAGATGTGCTGCAATCCATGTGGCTCTGCTCTTAACCCAATTACTGTTGGCTAACGCAGCGTTGGTGTGAAATTTGTTTAACCTGACAATGATGGTCTGTTCAGCATCAAAGATGATCTGAGACATGATTTCATCAATATCACCCGCTGCTAGGTCATCAAGAATGTTGGTGTAGCCTGTAGCACCATACAATGCTTTCACATTGTCAACATTGGTAAAACCGTTGGTTGTAAATGTGTTGTACGGCATTGCTACACCTCAGTTTCTATTACTACGACCCGCTTTAGATTCTTCTCGCCAATCACCCGCATGAGACACTGCCTCTAGTTCAGTTCCGGTTGTGGAATATAGCCCTGCTCAATCGCCTGCTTTCGTGTCAGCACGTACGGTTGCCAGCTTGGCGGAATCATGCTGCTTGGTGCAAACCGCTGACCAGCCAGCATCTGAACTGCTGCAACGATGCCGTCTAGTTCCGCCTGTGTGATTTGCTGCTGTGCGACAAACGGTTCAAGCACCGCGACCAGCCCAGACGGGTCGGCGGCAAGGTGAATCGGAATCGTATCCTCTTCCGGCAGTTCCAGCACCGTGAACGGAATCTGTGGGTGGACGTACATGCCGCAGTAGAACTCGCTAACGTTGCGAGGGTCACGAACGTCATCAGGCTGGGTCAGCTTGTAAAGCTGGCGGTTCAGTTCCGCCGCTGAATCGTTGTGGACTGGCACGTAGATTGCCATTTACGGTGTCCCCCAAAATGTCTTCGCATTGGCTTCCCATGTCGTGCGGCTGGCTGTGCGGTCGCCTGACCAAATAACCAGCTCGCAGAACGTGCCATCAAAAGGCAATGCCCCACTTGGATACGCCAGAATCGTGAGATTGCCAGCAGCATTTTCAACGAACGGAACACCAGTTGCGGCGTTTGCTGTTGCTGACGCTGTGCCGTCCTGCCACACAAATACACGATTCGCAGCCGTTCCGTTGTCTGGGTCTATTGCAACAGAATTCAATCGCATGTTGGTGGTACTTGTTCCAGCTGCTGAAATTACGACAGAATTTCCAGTGGTGGATACTCCCCCGCTGTCAATTTTGCTAGCCCTGACGTCAAAACTTTCTGTTGTTCCAGACATTAAAGTGAACCCAGCTTCGGCTGATAGGCTGCTCGCTGTTCCAATCAATACTTTTCTGACCGCTGTGTCGGCTGACGCATGAACAGCGTACAAAGTCCCGCCAGTTGTGTGCAAAAAATTGTACGTGCTTGTTGAGCTGGCAACACTCATTCGCCTTGCCGCTGCCGTCGTCGTCGAACAGGCGAGAAATCCGTTTTGCGTCACAGCCACGCCGGAAGATACGCAAATGGGCTGAAGCGTTGTGGTCGATTGTGTCAGATTGCGAGACAGTCCCGACTGCCCGTAGATCGTCGTCAGGAACCCATCGCCCGCGCCGCAAAAAGCCGCAACCGCTGCCGCACTCACCGCACCATTGGCACCGCTGCCACTAAAATCCTGTTCCGCATTGTCGCTTGACCGGCGAACGCGAATGACTGGCCCGCTGTAACCAGCCCGTAAACGCCGACCGACCGACCACGCAGATTCAAGACCAGAACCGAGCGTGTCCAAGGAACCACGAAAGCCAGCATTTCCCATCAACAGCAGCAATCCCATCACGCCCTCCAGTAGCGGCTGCGAAGCCAGTTAAGAAAATGCGGACCGAACTCAGGACCACCGCCAGCGGCGTGATAGATTTCTCTGGCGATCCGGCTGTGGTGAAACTTGTCAGCGGGTGGTGAAGCACGATAACCAAGGAAGTGCATGGTTTCATGAATCAACCAAATACAGGCAATCTTGGCTGTTACCCCAGCACGACTGCATGGTGTCACGCCGTTACTGTCTTGGTAGAGCGTCGATATCTGCGACGGGTCCAGCCACAGGCCCTGCTCGTTGTTACTAAATAATTCTTGTCGTGGATTAAATGACCTTTTTCCACCAAGAGGGCCAAGTAGTAATGACATAATGTTCTATCCCAGAAGGAAACAAGAATCGGGCGTAATCTTCTCTGGATGAAACTAACGAACAATTCGCAAATGATAACGGAAGGTTCTAGCACCACCTTCATTACCAGATGCTTTCAACCGTACATATCGCATACAGTTGGTGCTGAAATAATCCAAGTTAATGAACCTAGCTTGACTGGCTGAAACAGTAATCGTGTATTGAGTTCCATCATCTTTGAACACAGGAACCCAAGTTGAGTTATCTTCACTCATCTCCAAAGTCCATGATGTGTTAGTTAGTGCTGCCGGTGTTGTAATTGCACCAAGATTTCTGTTCTTGGTGTCAATGCTGCTACTGACAGCGGCGCCGTTGGCAACAGTAAACGAACCAGAGAAGGTCTTGATAGGTCGAGTCATTTTCAGTTCCTGCTTTGTTAGTTGCTGTTGCCATTGTTTAGCTTTTGTTCAATGGCTTCCAATGTTTTGTTTTGCTTGTCAGAAGCATTATTCAATTTGTCGATACCAGAATTGAGAGATTCCAATTCTCTGGCAATTACACCATTGTTCTTTTGGTGTTCTTCGACAATGTATGTGATTCGTTCGACTGACTTTTCAACCTGATTGATGAACTCAATCTGTCGTTCAGTCAAAGGCTTGAGAATGTTTGACCCTAGCCATGTGGAAGAATTATAGATACCAATTCCAACCAGAATCAAAAGAACCGTTGGTAGCCCAAGTTGCTTGGTAGCGACAACCCACCATGGTTCCTTCTCGATAAACACTTGCTTTGTTTCCATCTCTACCGACATCTTGTTACCTGAAAGATAAGGTTACAAAAAAAGCCGATGCCGATCTTACAACCGACACCGGCTTTCGCAAAAGGAACCCGCAAAGGAACCTGATTCAGTTGTTACGTTCCAACGTAGCCGTAGCCGATGCAGTTAGGAACGTACAGGACAGGGAGGTAGTTGTCCAAGAACTTGAGTTCATACCCCGGCGGGTCGATCACTCGGGTTGCCCAGTTGGTAAACCCTGTCGCAATACGACCTTGACTCATCAGGTTCTCAGCAATTGGTTCGCTGCCGAGAGTCATACCAATCCATTCGTCCGAAGGATCAGGCATGGTGATGATGTAGTCATCGGGGATGAGGTATTCCACACCAGTCGCACCAAGGCTGGTAACAGAATCTCGGGTGTCACCAGTGGCGCTGAGAACACCGTCATAGATGTGGAAAGTGAACAAAGGCAATGCTCGGAACTTGACATCGAAGCCAGTGTCCGGGATACCTTCTCGGCTGGTAACCGTTCGTCCCGAGAGACTTTCAAACACAGTTACCGATTGACCACCAAGTTCATGGAGTCCATCGTTGTTCAAGCACTTGTTATAAGTGTTGGTGTTCATCCAGATGTGCCGCAGAGGACGACCTTGGATTCGGCTATAGGCGGCATTGATCTTGTTCAATTGGCCTACAACGTCTGCCGATGGGTCACCCCAATCACTCAAGATGTCAGAACCAGTTCCAAGCTGCAAACGGGTCTTGTTGTCAGCAGGGATCTGGTAGTCAACGATGATCTCGTCGGTAGCTGCACCGTTGTAGTTCTTCAAGGAATAGGATTCACCATCCCGTTCCATGTTGAAACCACCACGAAGCAAACGAGACAGCATCCACTCACGTTGGTTGCGGAACCGGTCAGTGAGGAATCGAACTTGACGGGCTACTTTCTTCTGACCGCGAACATCAACAATGTTCCCGAGTTGCCCACCGAGGTCACGCTGATTGAAAATCTCTTCGTCCAGAATCAGAACTGATTCATGGGCTCGGAAGAGGTGAGCCGATGCGTAACCAATCGGCTTCTTGCGTACCCGTACTGGGCCTGCGGTTGGAGCGCGTCCAGTGGCAAACTGACGGGTTGAATCGAAGATGTCCCAGCCGAAGTCACGGCCAGTTACAGTGTCGGTGGCAGAATCATTGTCGCCCGACATGAAACCAAAGAACTTCTGAAACAGGCTGAGAGGCGTCGAGATCCGGTTTACGATCTTCGTGATAACCGGAGCCGACAACATCTCGTTGACGGTAATACCTTGAGTGGTCATGAAAAAATCTCCTGAATGATTGGTTGAAAATCAACGGTGGCTGTCTCTGGATTACAGAGATTCAACCAACCACAAAGAACCGTTACCACGAATACGACGAACAGTACCATCAATCGACAACGAACTTGCTGCCGATGAGTTAGCGACCTTGATGTTCGACGAACCCGAGGTCAGGGTGATGGTTGCAGAAGTTGCGGTGTTGCTGAAGAAAGTGAACTCAATTCCCTTGTAAGCAACCAAAGAACCGAGGGCAATGGTAACAGTTCCACCAGTGTTGAAGTAATACTTGTGGCTGTCATCATAGTCGAGGGTGATACCACCAGATTGCTGTGCAGCAGACACGTTTACCACGTTGTATGCTGGGCGACCTTTGTCGAAATCATCATCGAACATGAACCGCGAACGCATCATAGCGCGAGCCAGATGGTTGTTGGCAGCAGAGGATGACAGTCCGAGAGCAGTAGTTCCTGGAACAATCAGGCGAGAAGCACGAACACCGCCAGTCAGAACAATGGCGCCAGTGAGACGATCAGTGCTGGTGTTGTTCATCAGCATCGAACGGCTTTCCTTCAGAACACCAAAGATGTATTCCGAACCATCAGTTGCCGTTGGATCCCAAACCTTGAGCTTGTCAGTCGATTCGACTTTGCCCATCAAGAGGCCAGCACGAAGGATGTGGGTGTAACTGGTGTTACCAGTGTCTCGGGTAGTTCCATCAATCAGCATCCCGCCGACTTCATGGTTCTCCCATTTACCCCAAGTAAATTCATTTTCAAAAGTTTCAATTGCAGCGGAAATGCCCGGTACACGGTCACGACCACCATAAACCATTTGCATTGACATATCTATTACTCCAAGATTGTTCTTTGATCGAAAGAGAGGTGGTCAGGACTACAGCTTGCCGAGCAAACTGTTGACGATTTCATCAGCACGACCATCATCCACCAGACCAGCATTGAGCGTCTTGTTGTTCTCAATCTGGAGTTGACCGTTGGATTCGTTAGCCATTGCGATAACTGGATTGACATTCAGATTGGGAATGACAACGCTTTCCAGCGCTTCAATCTTGCTCTGAACCAGCGGATTGACAGGCGAACCATTGTTGTCAAACGACATCTGGATGGATTCGATTTCACTCTCGTATCCAACCTTGGTTTCATCGTTGATCACGTTTCGTTGACGGAGCTTGGCAACTCGGCTTTTCAGATCAGCCTTCAGGTTGTTGGCAAGCAGAGACAACATGCCTTGGTTTTGGGATTGAATGGACTTGAAAGCTGGATGGCTCATCACAGTTTCAACGTCAACCAAGTTCTGCTGAACCTGTGCGCCACCATTTTGCTGATTAACTGACATGACTACCGGAACCTCACTGATTTCGGATTTAGGAGGTGGTTTAAGAACAGTTCCACCAACACTGTTGTTGCCTTCAGACAACTGTTTCTGGAGTAAAGCAGCAACAAGGGCTTCTCGGAAGTCCTCGTCTGATGTGTTCGGTGGCAGTTTTACTTTTGCAACCTTCTCCAGAAGCATGAACACATCGGTTGTATTGATCATTTGAGGACTGTTATTGCCCTCATCATCATTGTCTTCCAAGTCATTGACATTTCCAGTCAACGTAGAAGCGAAGTCTTCAACACCCATGCTGATAATCCTGTGACTCATGGCAATTGCCAATTCGTTGTTAGCTGGCTTGAAGTTGTTTTGACCCGGTTCAATTGGTTGAGTGCAACAGGCAATGTGAGTAATCACGTTGTTCCATTCACGACCCAATCCATCAACAAACTTTGGTACAGCAAAGATTGATGTTTCCTTGACGGTCTTACCAATCTTTTCTGCATCAGATTCAAGAGGAACATCAAGCACACCAACCAGTTTGCCTGATTCGTCTTGCTTGAGTTCTTCCCAGAAGCCAAAGTTCTCTTTCGATGACGATGGTTTGTTTTCCGGGACAGCCTGTTTGTCATGATATGCCGGCGCTGGTATGTTCAAACCAGACTTTCGCATTTCATTATGCTGCTTGACCCAATGACTGATCATCTCTTTCGTGATCAGCTTTGCATGACGATTGCCCTTCGCATCAGATACTGCGTACAGGCCGGGTGTCAGAATCTCTTTCTCGAACTTTGGCATTATCTGTTCCAGAAAAAACTATCGTCACAATCATGACAAGCATATAATCGCCCAAACACCTGTCAAATACATTTTCTCTGGGAGAAAACGGTCGATGGCTATTAACTACGCAAATCTTTTTGGTGACTTAGGTGATATTTATAACACCATAGAAGATATAGAAACATTTGGCGCAACGATGCTTTCTAATAAAGCAACAGTTATCGCGCAACTTACTGCATCAGGTGAAACTGATCTCATCACACAAGCCAATTCAACCTTTGATACCGCGATCTCTTCTATCAACACCATGCTTTCAAACATGGTCAACTTATCGCGTCGAAGACTGGTCAGCAAAGCCAGCATTTTGGAGCAACTGCCATCACTTACATCAAACGACTACAACAACGTGATGTACGAACTAATTGATGACATGGTTGCAAACTCACAGACGATAAAAAAATCTACAGTTACTATTGGCGCAATTACAAAGACAGCGACAAATGCTAACTCTGGTAGCCTAATTGTGACGAAAAAACTTCCCGGTAACACTTCTCCCGGTGAAGGAATGTATGCGCATCCTGATATGACAGGTCAAGATTCTCAACTTACTTTGACTGATAGTTTTGTTGTAACTGTTTCCAATGACAATCAGGCAAGTGGTGGTGGTGGTGAAACATTTCAGATCACCAGTTTGCCTGCTGCTGCTGGGCCATTTACTGTGCAAGGTGGTGGTAACAGGGGTGTTAGCACCTTTTCACCAACCAAACAGCGAAGCATTATCAGCAACTTCTTCTCATCTTTTAGTGGAACTGTTCCATCGGGATGGACTGCGCTGGATGCAAATGACTATGCAGTAGAAACATCTGTCGTTATGTTCGCCGGTACAAATTGTTTGAAGATTATTTCAGCCGGTACTCTCAGCTACGACTTCAGCACAGCAGTAAGACCGGGACAAATGTTGTGCTTATCCTTCTATCTCAGAAAAGTTGTTGGTGAGACTGGTAGTATAAACGTCAAGGTCTACATCAATGGTTCAGCAGTTGTAAACCAGACAATTGTTACTGGCTCAGTATCTAGTTCAGCGTGGACTCTATTCAACTATGATGTCGCTGTCACCAAGGAGACTGGAACCTGTTATATCGAGATCATCTCAACATCAATTACAAACGGTTACTACATCGACAACGGCGCCTTGAGTCCTTATCACCATCATGCTGGGCTTGGGTTCGCAGTTACAAGAGGAACCGAAGTCTTTGTCAAAGGCGACGATTTCAGGTTCACAACAACAAACGACAACGCTGGTAAGCAGCAACGATTGTTATCCAGAATTGTTGGTTTCCAGCCACCAACAGCCAATACTGGTACTATCGCAGAACCCTAGTAGAGGGGGTGTGATGGTTTATATGTACCGGGCAAGTCATGGTAATCAACAGATACCGTGTTGCTATAGCTCTCAGGCTTAGTAAGTACATTATGCCATTTCACATAGTTGCAAGCTCTGGATAGCGTATCCACGATGTCATCCGTTTCATTCGGATAACCTTGCCATGTAAATATCTCATTCTCGGCTGTCTTGCCCCAGTCCGAGTATTGAGGAAACCAGATTCTGCCATTTTTCATTTGGATGATCGCTACAGTTGCGTCACGTAACTTATCTGTATCCTTGAATACACCTTCTACAACCATACCCAAACGATTGGCATATTGGACTACACCTTTACCAATGCCATTTTCTTCAATGATGACTTTACTTGGCCTCCAGCGGTAATACTGCTCCCACATCCTATCAATCACTTCAGGGATCTCTTCCCTGAACCGTTCCATGTGTAGCCAGAGCAGGTTGTAACATTTTGTAATTGCCCATGTACTAATTACAGTCCACGATGGGTTGTACCTTGGGTTGAAGTCAGTATCACCCGGCCCTTCTGTAAGACTGGATGCGCTATCAATCGTCTGGAACACTTCAGCAATATCACGTTGCCAGTTTAAGTGTGTGCCAGTTCTGTTTGGGCCTAAGAATAGCAAGTCACCAGATTCACTAAAGAACCTTTGATACTTCTGCTGGAATCTGGCATTAGCGACAAACCCCCAGTCACCATCTTGTAACTGCGCACGGTGTTCTTCTGTCAGATTGGAAAGTGACTCGCTGTACTCTTCCTGATTCAAGAATGGGTTGTCGTTCAGAAATGATGGTATGAATGGTCTGGTTTTATCTTTACCAACCCATCTAACAACCTCTCTGTCATTGATAGTTTGTTTTTCAGGCTGAATCTTGAATCTGGCTTGAACCCATCTATGACCTACACCGCCGGGGTTAGTGGTGGCTCTCATTCTGATTGGGAGCGATGCCATCATCCGGCAAACATTACAATCAGGGTCATAATCCTGTTTGTGATCAGGACAATTACACTTACGCAAACGGGAAAACAAATAAGTGTAGTCAGCTTCACTATGCTGAGTCACTTCATCAAACCCAACCATTTGCAATTCAATACCCTGATAACGCGAATAAGCATTGGTATCGCCAATGTAACCAAATGTCAGAGATGAATCCTGTAGTCGTTTACCTTTTGAATCAAAGGTCTTGAAATAGAACGCATGATCAGACGCAGAGTAACGAACTTCTTTGGTTCGTAAATGTGGTGTCAGCCATTCTGTAGCGCGAGAGAGAAGCGCATTGGGCAATTTAAGATCAGCCAGCGTCTTTCTCATCAGCATACATGCGTAACCCGGAACATCGGAATACTGCAATGCTGCCATCAAGAGAGCATCTGATTTACCACCACCAGCCGCACCACCAAACAATGCCTCCTTCTGGGGGACAAGGAGAAACGCGGTTTGTTTGATGGTGGGCTTATGTGGAATGAACTTAGTCAACCGTGGTTTAAGGAACCCGGCGATCTTGTTCAAATCTGTCATTTCTTGGCTGCTTTGCTGGCGAATGAATTACAAATTTCTTCGTGGAGTACGGTTGCAAAATCAATGATAGCTTTTGCATCTCGTCTCACATAATTTGTATTGTCAGCAGCCTTCCTGACAATGTTTGGATTGGTTCGGATGTGATTCAGCATCGCAATTTCCAAACACTTCTCAAACTGAATTTGCAAGTCCAAACCAGCCACACCAGTTGGTTGTTTGAACTCTTGAATCTTCTTGACCTTGGAATCAAGCTCGTTGAACAGGTCAGTCATGAACTGAACCCTAGCTTCCAACTCACTGATCTTCTCAAACAAATCTTGTTCTTCCAGAGTTGCGGATTCCTTGCTTTTAGCCATAGATGTTCCTTTTGATTGAGGATGAGATTTCTTGAAGTGTACCAATATACATCTTACCGTCAATAAAAAACCCCCATCCAGACCGGAGCCTGAATGAGGGTGACAGAAAGGAGCTTCCAGAATGATCCTACTTATCCTTTTGATGCTCGTCAATTGCTTTCAACATATCCTTGACTGTTGCATCAGCCAAATCACGCACTTCACCATGATCTGCAATTTCGTGTAAATATCTGTATGCACTCAATTTCTGGATATTCTCTGTGTGTCGTTCCTTCCAAGCCTTCGATCCAACCTTGGTTCGATAATCAATCTCATCCAAGTGGCCCCATTTGGGTTCTTTAGGCATCTATTTCCTCCAATCTCTGTTTGATCGATTCACAATAAGCCTCACTTACATCGCAAGTAATGCTATTCCTACCAAGTTTCTTGGCAACTGCGCTGGTAGTTCCAGAGCCGCCAAATGGGTCAAATACAGTGTCATCTGCATTGGAATAGGCTCTGATAATCCTTTCCAGATACTTTTCCGGCAATTGGTTGTCATGCAACTTCCTTCTTTCCTTGTTATTCCCTTGAATACGACCCCAACCAGAACCATCAATCTCAGGAATACCCCAGACAGTACCCGGTAATCTCATTCCACCTCGTTCTGTTTCGTGAACCCGCTTGTCCTTGTACTTGGTTGCCCTAAGCGATGGAACAAGTACATCATCTGGGTTCCATGTTGGGCTAGAACCTTCTCTGGAAGCAACCAACAGGTGGGTTCTCGCGTCAACCCAATTGGTTCTGCGGCATTGACCAAACCCGTAGTACAGGTTCACCCAACTTCTCAGCTTCCATCCAGAAACATCCAACCATTTCAGGTAAATCCGGCAAAGTTTATCCGGGCCATGCAAGCAGAGCGTTCCATTCCTTCTTGCATACCGCGAAACATGGCTGATTCTCTCCAATAACCACTGTTCAAACCGTGTTTCTTCCATTTTATCGTCATGTGTGTCGTACTTCCTGCCGATGTTAAACGGTGGATCCATGAACCCAAGATGGTACTTCCCATGCCGGTAATCCAAACAATCTTCGCAATAAACCCGATGTTCTGTCATTTTTCCCTCCAGAAACCTTGTTGACATTGACGATAGATTGATGTTAGTATATCTATCTACGTTTCACAACCATCATCAGGAGGTCATTATGACTGTTCAACGAACCAAGCGCAACTGGAAACTTCTCACCAACGGCAAAGAACACAAGTTGGTCAAGGGCAAGGACTTCAATTCCTTCCTTTCCATGCGTACTGCCATCTACAACAAAGCCCGAGACATCGGACTGCAAGTTACCACCCGTGTTGAAGGCAACAACCTGTTCATTCGCTTTACCAAGAAGGGAGCCTAGTAATGCAAACTTTCCTACCGCACCCTGATTACTATCAATCCATGCTCAGTCTGGACAAATCACGACTTGGCAACCAAGTCTGGAGAGAGGGTTTAACCCTCATTCGTGGTGGCTGGCCTAATCACCCAGCATCCAAGATGTGGAAGGGCTACGAATACCACCTCGGTCTGTACCTGTTAGCTGGTATTGCTGCTCTCAAAGTACAGCGCAACAAGCATTATGTTGAGGTGGAGAAGAAGATTCGTGCTGAGATGGAAAAGCATCCAAACAATGGGCCTCCACCGTGGCTTGGTAACGAGCAATTCCATGCCAGCCATAGAAGCAACCTGATTCGCAAGAACCCAGATTACTATCGTTCGTTTGGCTGGACAGAACCTGACAATCTTCCCTACGTTTGGCCGGTATAGGAGACAATCACATGACAGCGGAGTTCATAAACATCATGGCGCATCTAATTCTGGTCGTAATCATGCTGACATGGACAAGAATTATTTTGTTCAATCGACGGGAGAACTAACGATGAACGTGGATGAGGCGATGCTGGTGGCAGCGAAGCAGGGCGGATTGCCAGAAACAGATGAATGGCACGACGAAGTGATTGATGCACTGGATGTTTTATCCTCCGAAGTCGAGCGACTGCGGGCCGAATTAGAGAAAGAAAGAATTAGGCTTGCAGCTTGTGGCGTAGTAGCTATGTCAAACACAGAAGATAGTCTCAACAAGATTTTTTCTGACATACATCCAGACTATCTTTGCGCTTCTCTTCAAGACGTTAAAACAGCAGTTTGGCGAGAGATTAAACTCCGTCTCGAAGTCAAGCGGCTACGTTCCGAACTGGCCGCTTGCCAAAATCTGTTAGACGAAACCAGAACGGAATTGTCTATTTGCGGAGCGTTCCATTCTCTTGTAAAAGAAGGATGGCAGTTGGAAGTGGAAAAGGTAAACAGGCTTGAAGCCGAACTGGCCGCAGCGAAAGCGGCGAGCGTTTGTCCTGTGAGCTGGAAATCGGCAGAGCAATTTTTCCAAAGCGGTGCAGACCGTGGCAACCAGTGGGGCGTTGAGTTGTGGTTTGAAAACAAAGAGCAGCGTGAGCAGTTTTATAAGTGGTTGGCAGACAACACCCCACCCACAACCTAAACCGGGAGGTAACTTGAATGAGCAAACTTGATGTCCATTTCAGTAGCCAGAAGATGGACTGGGAAACACCAGATGACTTGTTCCAGCAATGGAACAACATTTATAACTTTGACTTGGATGTATGCGCTACCAAGCACAACGCCAAATGCAAGAAGTTCTACTCACCTAAGACCAATGGATTGAAACAACGCTGGCGAGGTAACTGCTGGATGAATCCACCATACGGCAGAGAACTAAAGAAGTGGGTGGAGAAAGCACATCGATCATCCATGACCGGCAAGTGCTGTGTAGTCTGTCTCATACCAGCGAGAACAGATACCAAGATGTTCCATGATTACATCTGGGACAAAGAACTAGGTAGACCGTATCCCGGCATACAAGTTCATTTTCTGAAGGGAAGAGTGAAGTTCAAAGGTGCTGAAGCATCTGCGCCATTCCCATCCATGATTGTCGTATTTGGAGAGAAGCAATGACAACACCAACAACAGAAATGCGATTCTTGCCCAGAGGCTTGTCAGTTAGCATGTCACTTTTCCAATCTCTGGATATTATCCAGCATGATGAGAATGACACATTCTTTGATAACGTATGGAACATGCTAAAACCGGGTGGGATATATGCTGCTCCCAACGGTTCAACACCAATGATGATCAAGAATGAAACGGACAATGGTTGGGTGCTGGTATATGACAGTAACCATCCAAAATCACATTTCTGGTCACAAATTGGCAATTAAGGACGATACAATGGATGACATCACCGTAGGATTTATTCTCGGAGTGATCGCAACCAGCGCAATCTGGTTGTGGAATGGATTGGTAAATCTCATTGATCGATCACTTCGCGAATACGATGATAAACATGACAAGACGGGTTCTTAATCAGCATGTGCTGATAACCGTCAAGTTGAATAAGCATGACAATGGAGAAACTATCATGCCGATGAAGAAGGGTTCCAGCCAAAAAGCAATTTCCTCTAACATCAAGACGGAGATGAAAAAGGGCAAGCCTCAGAAGCAAGCCGTTGCAATTGCCATGTCCAAGGCTGGCAAGAGCAAACCATCCATGAAGAAAGGTAAGTGACATGGCTAAAGACAACGGTCGTTGTTGGACTGGTTATGAACCTGTAAAGGGCAAGAAGCCATACAGCAAGGGAAGTTGCAAGAAATCCACCAAGTCATCCGGCAGCAAGAAAGGCAAATGACATGGCTAAATCAGCAGCATGGCAGCGCAGCGAAGGTAAGAACCCCAAGGGTGGTTTGAACGAGAAAGGACGAAAGTCTTATGAACGAGAGAACCCGGGTTCCGATCTCAAGCCACCTGTCAAGAAAGAGCAAGCAGCCAAGTCACCAAAGTCTGCTGCTCGCCGCAAATCATTCTGTGCAAGGATGAAAGGGATGAAGGCCAAGAACACCAGCAGCAAGACTGCCAAAGATCCTAACTCACGGATTAACAAATCCCTCAGAGCATGGGACTGCTAGCTAGCTGTTAGAAGCCTAGATTTCACCAAGGGGCCATGGAAACATGAGTCCCTTTTTTTGTTTAATCGTTATAATTTCCCCATGCCGCCCGGCATCTTCTCTGGGAGAAAACCATGTCCAAGAAGGCCGATAATGACCTTCTGTCTTTAACCAAGCAACGTGCCGTCAACAGGAAGACAACAACATCTTGGTTTGATCAGCTACCACAATCAGATCAAGATCAGATCATGGCATCCCTTGACCAAGTTCTCAAGCAGAACCTTCCAATTATCTGCCTAGCCGAGGTTATCAAAGAGAAATACAAGATTGGTTTCACGCCCGAATCCGTAGCAAGAACAATTACACGGAGGCGTAAATGACTAATGACCTGATAACCAAAGCGCAGGAACTGTTAGACCGCAAACTGGATGACAAACTAAGAGCATCCCAATCTGTCATTCGCGATCTGCGCGGTCAGATTAAATCCAAGGAGCTAAAGATCGATGAACTAGAGAAGACCATCGATCTAATCTGCCTCCTTCAGAACTCAACAGACAAACCTAAGCCAATCATCACCGCCAAATCAGGGCGCAATCAACTACTGCCTATCATCCAATGGTCAGACTGGCATGTTGAAGAACTGGTTGATTCCCGCAAGACACAAGGGAAAAACAAATACAACTTGGACATCGCCAAACAGCGGGCTGAGAAATGTGTTCAATCAACCATCAAGATGATCCGTCATGCGGGAAC